TAACTGGCGCTACCTCCCAGTCTTTCATTCCCACCTCTCTAACTCTGTATTCGTCGGGGTCGTATCCTTCATCAGCTGCACGTTCGCCCGATTTTATTTGGTCGGCGATCTCGCCTATAAGGTCATCTATTTCTTCCTGAGCTTCTTTGCGACTGTCGAATACCAGCGGAATTTCGTTACCGTCGGCATCTTCTGTGGTCGAGGTGTTAACCCAACCGTCGATCCATGTTTCGTGCTGTATTTCGTACTTCATTTACTTAACTTCCTCAACTTCATAAAAGTCGTGTTCTTCCCAATTCCTGACAAGTTCGCCCTTGCCTTCGCTGACTAGGTGTTCGGCTTCTTCTTCGGAAGATGCTTCGACTTGGTAGGTGTCGGCGGTTGAGCGGTATTCGATTACGTCGTACTTCATTTCGATCCTTCTTTGTTTTCGTTGACTAGGTTCATAAGCTCGTTGTAGTTAGCCCATTCCAGCAAGTCGCCGTTGACTGCGTGGCTATCGGCGCTGTCTTGGTCACTACGGGCGGCGACTACGTGTTTCGTGCCGTCTACGGTGAACATAACTTGCGCCGTTTGGCGCTCGGTTTCGGGCGCTTCGCAATCGTGTCCAGCGCTCCACTCGGCAACGTCCAGTTCGTCGAACATATCGAATACTCGATTGCACTCTGGGCATTTAGTTTTCATGTTGGCTCCTATCGCCGCCAGCTCTATGGCTGGCGGCTGTTTGGGGTTTCTATATGAGTCCAAGCCTGAGCATCGGCGATTCTTTGCCGTGTTCGCACTCGCCGTCGGCTTCTACGTCGCAACCGTCCTCGGTCGTTACTACGGTTCCGTCGCCAAAATCCTCGTCGCCTATCAGGTCAAACATTTCGATTCCCTTTCGATTCTTAGTGCGATTCGCACTATCGGAGCGCCGATACCCAACCGAGAATATCGGCGCTCTGATAGTGCGGCGAGCCGTTACCAGCTCGCCAGCGATCTATCGGTAGTCGATGATCTGAAGGTGTCCAGATTCTTGGGCTACTTCGATTAAGTTCGGAGTCTCGGCGGCGAAGATGCAACGATCAATCAAGCTCTCCATATCCCGCGGCGATACTTCGTTGTATCGGCGCTGAAGCGAAAGGCTCCGTTCCGGTATAAACCAGCGTTCGCCGTCTAGTTCTAAGCCGCTGTTTCGGTTGACTATTCCGACAGTTTTTAAGAATCTCGGAGCGTCCATATCTTCTTCCAGATATACGTTCTCGCCGTCTGTATAACTAAACTGGCTGGCGGGTGCGTCGGCGAGTTCGTAGGCGCTGACTGGGATTTTAAGCCAGCCGTGGGAGCTGTCGGAAATAAATTCCATTGTGTGGGTGTCGCCGTTGGTCGGCGGCGTTGTTAGTAGTTCGACAATCTGTTGTCGGGTCGTGTCGTTCATGGGTCTCGATTCGTTCGGGCTTGTGTCGGTCGCTGGGGCGCTTCGCTCCAGAGCTAAGGCGCTAACGGGGTGACTCGTTAGCGCCTACGCTCTGCGGCGAAACTAGGCAAGCTCTAGGCGGTTTGCGACTTCGTGGGCGACTGATTCAGCGGCGAACCATGCGAACCAGTTTTTTGCCTGATCCTGTTCGGCTTCGCTGGGGTCGCTGATCCTGTGCGGGTTCTTCACTGGCTCGCCTACTTCCTGTTCCCAGCTGTCGCACAATTTCACAATTTCGGCTATGTTCTCGTCGTAGAATTTCGCGGTTTCGGTGTAGTAAATGAAACCGTGAAATCCTCCGCTGATACCGTGGCGGTTTATGTCTTTAAGCGTTCCGGTAATTTCTTCGTGTTCTTCGTGGTCGGTGTTTTCGAGTGCTTCGACTGAATAGCCGAGTTGCTCAATAACTGCGTTCTTAATTGCTTCGGTAATCATGTTCTAGGCTCCTGTGATCGTGCTTAGTAGGTCGGCGGCTTCGTCTGCGAGCTGGGCGGCTTCTTCGAGTTTGTCGCTGGCTTCTTCTAGTGTGCCGGCTTCTTCTTCGAGTGCTTCCCGTTCCACTCGTACCTGAAATCTGTTGACCATACCGGAATAGATAAGAACAGGCGGTTCTCCAGTTACAGGCTGTGGAGCATCGGGGCGCATGTTGTCGATCTCCTCGCTCACATCTTCGGCGAGCTGTCGCACTTCGTCGGCGATGTTCGAAAAGCCGTTGTCGGCGTAAATGTTCGCGAGCTGTGCGGCTACTTTATCTTTGCGGGTTGCGTCGTTCATGGTTTCGATTCTTTCGATTCGGTTGGTTCGAGCTGAGCGGCTCGGCAATAGCGGCGGGAGTGGCTCGCCGCTATTACCCAATTATTCAGCGTTGGCGTTCTGGCATGTGGTCGGCGGGTCTCCTGTTTCTAGGTTGGTTATGTAGCCGCATGGGGTCGGGTGCTGGTGGGGTCGGTCGTCGGGCGTATCCCAGTTAACACAATGCTCGCAACAAGACCATTCATCGGTTGTTAACCAAGTCATTTCGCTTCGGTCGTTTTGGGCGTTGGTTTCCGCTATCAATTCCTTTCCAGCGTTGTCGAGCTTCCAGAGGTAGGCGTTCACTCGGTTTACGCAAGTTAGCGCTAGTTCATCTCTGCCAACTCGCACCATTTGAGCCATCATTTGCAAATCTTGCATCGCCTTCGTTGCGTCGTAGTCGGGGGCGAGCTGGTCGGCTAGTTGTTGTAGTTCTGCGGTCATAGTATTTTTCCGTCAATCTTGATTGTCGTGGCTCCGGCGTTCGGCGTTCCGAACTGGTCGAGCGGGGCAAATTGTTCTTCGCCGTTCCGGTGGTAAATAAATCCTTTGTAGTAGCTCTCTCCGTCGTCATCGAGAATTTCGAAATTGCTCCTGATGATTCCCTTTCGGGTCTTAATGTGTGGATCGCCTGAGTGTCGCCCTTTGGCGTTTGCGTTGGTTCCAGCTGGGGCGGCCGGGTCGGCGATCCGGTCAAGGGTGATTTCCCAATAGTAAGAGTGAGCCATTATTTCGCCGCCTTTGCGATGTGTGCGTAGTAATTCGAGTGAGCTGCTATCTCTTTAAGGGTTCGGTATTCGTCCGTCACTCCGTTCATTATCTGAGGCGACTTATTCCAAACGTGCCACCATGCGCCTTGTTTCTCGATAACGTATCCCTGTTCTTCCATTTGACGGAGTGCGGGCGAGCGGCGGCGCTGGCGTTTAGGAGCTGCAAATCGTCGATTTATCAGCGGGTTGTTTAAGTCGATGTAGAAAACATCACCAAACAGGTTTTTATCTGGCATTTTTATTTCGCCGCCTTAAGGTGTGCGTTCCTGTTTGGGTTCCCTTGTTCGGCATGGGTCGAAACGTTGCTTCTCCAATTGGTGTGAATTGCGAGCTGGTCACAGCCGCACTCGATGCAGTCGTTCCATGTGGCGTTACGTCCCTTATAAAGTCCGTATCCCTCGTTGGGGGCGTTGTATTCCCGCGGGTCGTTGTTCCAGCGCTGGTGATCTTTCCAGTTGGCAGAATGTCCGCAATTGTCACAGCTGAGCATTTCGGGTTTCTTGTGGTATTTGTTGGTCGTTGCTTTGAGCATTTTTCGATTCTCCGATTCGGTTGGTGGCGCTGATCTCAACGCCTACGGCGTAGTGTATCCGGTTTGTTGTGCGTCTGCACAAGTAAGTGTCATCGGGTATTTGCGAATCGGCTTGTGCTAACGGTAGTCTTTGGATTCGTAGCGAACCGATACACGCCAAAATCGCCCGAAATACCCAGTAAAACACGCGGCCAGTTTAAGAAGCACGTGAGCCGATCCAGCTGGGGGGATCAGTTCTAAGGCACTTCCGAATCGTTGAACCGTTCGGGTGTGAATGTTGCGGGATCTCCTTTTTTCTCTTTGGGGGGTAGGGGGGTTATTTCTCTTTTAACGCATCTTCCTTAAGTGAGCGCCAGAGTCCGACGGCGGCGGGTCGTTCGCTTCGCCTTCAACCGCCAAAATCTAGCAATAGCGGCACAAGCGCACAATTAACCGTTTCAATCAGAGCTTCAACGGCGGCAAGCGGTAGCAATACACCTTAAACAGCTCTCCTCGTCGTGTCTGAATCGCTCAAACGGTCAGAAATGGCATAATCAGAGCTTAACCGGCGACTTGGTGCGAGCTGGTTCCGCATCGGGAACAGTTCGAAACAAGGTTCAACATCTCTCCAGCTCTAAGGATTTTCAATGACAGAACAAACCAAACTGGCAACAGCTCGCCCAGCTCTAACGCCCCGAAGGTGGGAATTTGTGCGGCAGTATGTCGCACTCGGGAACGGTTCAGCTGCGGCACGTAAGGCGGGCTATTCTGAGCGATCCGCAAGCTCGGAGGCTTCCAGATTGCTAAAGAATGATGAGGTCATCACGGCGCTCGAATGGTATCGGGCATCTGAGGCGGATCGGCTTGGAGTCACACCGGCGAGAGTTCTCGGCGAGCTCGCGGCGATCGCCTTCGCCGATCTGGGGGACTATGTGCGGATAGTGAACGGTGTGCCTGTGGTCGATCTCGGCGAGCTACCGGCGGGGGCTACTCGGGCGATTGCAAGCATAGATGAGACCAGCTCAGGGGTTCGGTTCAAATTGCACGATAAGCAAGCGGCGCTCGTTACTCTGGCTCGTTCGTTCGGGCTACTGGGCAACGATTCGCCAGCTGTCGCCGTCGTAGTGGGTGCGGCTGAGTCGGTTGAGCTGGCGACGTTGAGCGCTGACCAGCTGAGATCGGGCATTTTGGCGCTCGGTGGCGGCGGTTCGGCTGACTCTGGCGGCGTTCTGGCGGTCGATTCGGTCGATTCGGTCGCAATTTCGCAGGGTTCGCCGACTGCTCGGAAAAAACCCGGAGCGACCGAAGGGAGCGACCTCCTTTCGAGCGAGTCTGCGAGCGAGTCGAGGAGCAGGGAGAGGTCGAGCCTCGAGACCTCGGACTGCTCCGAGGTATGATGAACCAGTATTTTTTCTCCACCAAATTTTTCAGAAAGTTCTTATATCCATGACGATGCCTACTCCGAAGAAGCGTTGTGCTTGTGGTTGTGGTTGTAAGTTCAATACTGTGGTTGGTTATGGTGATGTGTGTAAGTATTGTGAGAGTGGCGAGCATCGTGAGGAGGGTTAGTTGTGCGTTATTCGGAAGGTATGCCGTTTGTGGAGTCTTTAGCGTCGGTTAGGCGTACAAGTAGTGAGCATCGGAAGTTGAATAAGGCTGTTGTGATTCCAGAGGACACTTCTCGTATAACTAGTTGTCCTAAGTGTGCTGGTCTTTCGGGGTTGCGTTTAGGTGAGGGAAATTGGCTGACTGACTCGATGTGGTGTGTCTATTGTGGTTGGCGACCTGGTTCGTTCTTAGAAATGAATGAGGAGTTGTAGTGAAGGAGGAAGGAATCTTTTCTCCTCTCCTCTTATCTAACTCTTATTCTTATCTAACTCTCCTCTCCTCTAGCCCGCCACTGACTGTCAGTGGCAGTCAGCAATGTTTCGGGCATTATTTTGAAATAACGTATAAACTCCGGTACACATCTTTATTTAGGAGGTTGTTATGCCAGCTGGCAAAGGTACTTACGGTAGCAAGGTGGGTCGTCCACCTAAGAAGTCGAAAAGCAAGCCGTCAAAAATTGCGGTAATTTCTCGCAGACTTAAGAAGAAGAAGTAGTGGCAGGTATTATTCACGGAAGGCTAACAACATCCTCAGATGATTTAGTGGATGCTGTTGATGGCAAGTTCTTGTTTGGTAAAACAGTAAGGTTTACTGCGCTTCCGACTCAGATCAAGTATTTGTTGCTAGAAGTACCGTCTGGAAACACAGGCGATGTTTATATTGGCGGCTCAACGGTAGCCAGTGATAACGCCCCTGCTGTAACTAAAGGTACTCCCAGAGAATTTACCTTTAGGCACGATGTCAAAGAAGCCCCTGGAGACCTTTCGGATTTCTATGCGAGCTTTGGTCACAGTGGCGATGTTATTAACTATTTAGCAATAACTATTTAGGAACGTGCTAGAGTTTACGCAGAAAAGAGGGTAAATATGACAGATAAACCAGACCAGCCAGTTACCGAAGAAGGGGATAGCGTTGTTCAAGAAGATGCTATCTCTGCTGATGCGACTGCTGCCAAGCCCACAAAAGTGGTTGCGAAAAAGAGCGCTAAGAAAAAGGCTGCGGGAAAACGCAAACCTACGTCTGCAACAGGCAAACGACGCAAGGCTATTGCGAAACCAATAGCACCACCGCCTCCACCGCTAACTCTTGGAGAACTCAAAGAGCAAGGCGCACAAGCTAAGCAAGAACTTGTAAGTGCAGTCATTGAACCTGCGCTCGAAGCTGCTGGCTCCCTGTCTCAGACCATAAGGGACACGATTGGTGGAGCCTTCGCTGGTCTTCTCAGTCGTAAGAGGCGTGACTAAATGCACCCGCTTGGCTGGATGCTCAAATACTTCGTCGGATCAATAGTTGGCGCAGCTACCGTAGTTCAAGCTGTAAAAATCGCCAAATTTGAGTTAGGAAACACCGTTGAGGGACTGATATTTCGTATCGGTGTTCACCCTGATAAATACGAGGGGGATGATGAGTAGCTTTGATAGTTCAATTCTTAATGTTCGCCGTAATGTTTTCGGTAAGATAAACAAGCTAGGTGTCTTCAATTTGAAGGACATCAAGAAAAAATAAGAGGGCAACATGCCAAACGATCCAATTATCATCGGCATCGCCGTTATAGCAATTGCTGTGCTTGGTTACACGGCTATTAACGGAATGATGAGCGGCGCTAAGAGCAGTAAAGACAAAACCGACAAAGGCGTGTAGCTTTTGAGTCCCTCCGCTTACGAGCGGGGGTACAAGTTCGGTCAGCGTTTTAGGAACACCGTATTCCTCACGATCTTAGTGTGGAGTATCGGGGCAGGTGCTACCTTCTGGTGGCATCCAGAGGTGTTCGCTTTCCTGCTTGCCCCCGCAGAGGAAATGCTCTCCCCGTTTGAGGGAGGCTTACCCATCTTTACAGGGGTTCCAGATATGTTCGGGGCTACCCTGAGCCTGTCAATGAAGGGTGGACAGGTCTTAGCACTACCTGTACTAATCGTGGGCATACTCAGTATGCTCAGACCTTTAGTTCCAAAACGCTTCTGGTTATTTATAACAACGTACACAGCCCTGTCGATCGGCATGTTTTTGCTAGGCGCATCATTCGTTTTCTTTGTGATGATGCCTGTGAGTCTGAACTTCCTGCTGACGTTCGGTGAAGGCGTTGCTGTCCCTGTAATCCTGCTCGATCAGTACATGGCTCTATTGCTGTCGCTTATCTTCTGGATAGGCGTGTCGTTTGAGTTACCTATCGTCATGCAATTGCTTGCAAGGTTTAGGGTTGTTTCGTACTTGCGAGCCAGTACGCTACGCAAGTGGATTATTCCAACCTCGTTTATCTTTGCTGCGCTTATTACACCGTCGCTTGATGGGACACTCACACTCCTTGTAGCTATACCTATGCTGCTGCTTTATGAGGCTGGCTTGATTGCTAGCTGGCTTACACACAGAGAAGAAGGAAACTACTTTGCTGACTTGCCTATGGTCCAGACGGTGCGAGAGTTGCTAGGCAAGATGTACAACAAACTGAGATCAGGAGTGACCTGGGTTGCCCGAAAGGTGCGTTGGGCGATAGGGTTGCCAGTACGGGCAGTCCGATGGGGTGTCAGGAAAATTGTGTGGCGGTGAGGACTATCTGTTGGTCGTTCTGTTTCTCTCTGGTTTCAGAGCGACCGCCCTCTTGCGCCCTCCGTTGGCTTCGGCTGGCGGGGGGCGTTTGTTTAGGGGGGTGTTAGTTTGAAAGAATGGCTGCCGGTAATCGTCGTATTCTCCGTTTACGGAGTTGTCCTATGGTACGGAGTTTACGTTTGTGACTGGTGTTAGTGAAGTAGTGTATGATTTTCGCTAGTAGTAACCCATCTTAGAGAGGCTGAACTCTTGATCCCTGTAATAATCTTTACCGACAAAATCGCTGGTCTGTCAGTACGCACAGATACATTTATTGTTGAAGGAACGAAAGACACGATGGAGCAGCAAAAGTTTCTAAATGTTAAATATGCAGAGCGCGGTAGCGATGTTTACAAAATAGAAAACTGCGCTTTCACATTCATAAGTTCAACTCATAGTTCTAGTGAAATTTCTAAATACCTGGAGCTGGTGAACTAATGGCAGGTCCCACTATCGAATGTTCCGTAAAGCTATGCGTCAAAAAGACGATGCGACAGTTCACGTACACTCTCGAAGAAATCCCAATCTCTTTTGAAATACCCCTATGTGCGACCCACATCGGGATTGTGGCGATAGACCCCGCCACCTTTATCGCAGCTCTTGATCGTGAGACCGAAAACTTGCGAGCAACTTTAGCTGCTGAGGCTGAAAAAGAAGATGCGTCTAAATCGAAGATTATTGTCCCTGACATCAGTTCGTGACAACGCAAACTAGGGTTCCCGAAGACGCTGAGGCTCAATGGATAAAATGCCATATGTGCGAAGATTACTGGTGTTCAGTACACGTTTTGCACGTATTTGAGTGTCCTTGCCCTGATTATGAAACCATGCTTTTCCCCGAGGATGGATCAAAAGGGGTTGATCCTTATGAGACTTTCGAATGATACGATTTCAAAAGTTGGTCTTACAGCCAACCGGAAAGCCGCCATTTGTTCAGCCTCATGGCGGTTTTTTCGTATCTGTTAGGATTTCCCTATGACAACCGAGACTCCCAAACTCTCATTCTCGAAGAAACAACTCGAACGTGCGCTCATTATGCGAGCTGACGGATTCGAGGATTTTGTTCAGATTCGCACCGAAGAAAACGGCGTGATGCGAACGGCAGTCAAGATCACTGAGCCACCAGACGCTTTTGGTCAAGGCGGCGGCGTGATCGACTTCCAGATGTGGGAGAACCTGCGGGAGATGGTGGAGCTGCTAGGGACTCACCGGCTACTGTCGATCCTCAAGGCTCGACAAGTCGGACTCTCTTGGCTTATAGGCGCTTACGCACTATGGAAAGCACAGTATTTCAAAGGATCGGTAGTCCTGATCTTCTCTCAGGGGCAAGGCGAAGCAACGTCACTTCTTGGGAAGATTCACTCGATCTGGGACAATTTACCAGCTCACCTCCAAGAACCGATCGGA